CTTTTAGCTATTCCAGCGATTTGCTTGGTAATTTCATCAACTTGATTTTGTGTTGTTTTTTCAAGAACGCCACGAGATCCGGGAAAATTAGCGAGTAAATTTTGAAATGTTTTAGTAGTTTGACCTTCTGTAATATTAGCAAGAGTTGGGCTAACTCCAGCATTTTCAAAGGCTTTTATGGTTTCTGGACTTTTAGAAGTTATGCCAACAGCTTTTTGTAGCAATGCTTTGGGCGCACGAGATAATGCACCAGCTCCAGATATAATTGATGGAGCTACCTCATGAATTACGCCACCAGTTAGAGCGCCTAAACCTGTTCCAAACGCAACATCTTTGGCAACTTGTGGAATGTTAGTAATATCTTGAGTTTCTCCTAATGCACTTGTACCACCCAGAACTGCGCCGCCTTTTACAGCGGTTTTTAATCCTTGCCCAGCTAAACCAGTAGCCTTTAACATCTTTCCGCCAACACCAACATCAGAAAATAATTGCCCAGCGATAGATTGGATAGGATATTGGGTTCTTGCTTGCTCTAATTTAGTTCTTTCGTTTGTTCTTGCCTCATTGTATAAATCACCAATATCAATGTCTTTAGTTGCCTTGCCACCTAGTATTTTAGCGGTCATCGCAGCAATACCAGCTTTTATCTCATCGCCAAAACCTAATGGGTTAGTCATTGTTGTAAATGCAGCTTGACTACGACTAATCTGTGGATCTTGAGCGGCGGTTTGATTTAATTGAAAACCCTCCGGTAAGCCAGAATTGACTGGTTGTGCCGTACTTTGAGGTTGGTCTAATTGAAAGCCTTCTGGAAGTCCTATTGCCACCTTCCTCCTCTAAATGTAAGAGTTTGACCAGTAGATGGATTAGTAGCTGTCTGACCTTCTTGGAATCCAGATTGATTAGACGGAGCATTATATACACCTCTAGCTTGGTTTCTAGCGTTTTCTAATCCAATCCTAATAACATCTTTGAGTTCATTAGCTGATTTTAAGAATTCAGATTCTGATTGAGCCATAGACATATCAGAAATAGCTTTAGTGGCTTTGACACTCTCAATTTCAGAGATAGCACCTGATCCCTTAAGACTTTCGTACGCTGACAAGAAGTTTTTGCCTTGTAATTGTTCAAATTTAGCTTTAAAGTTAGCAGCTTGACTACCTGAAACAGGGTTTTTGTCTGTAAAAGGAATAAAAGTGCCAGATGCCCCAGAGAATGGATTTTTAATACCAACCATCGAACTCATACCTGGATGACTTGTAATATCATTAATTAATTTAAGAGCACTAGCTGCTTGGGTTTCTAATTTAGGTAAAGCGATTCTGGTTGTTGCTGTATTCTTAGCTAATTCTTTTTGAGTTTCTTTATAGGCAGCTGGACTTAATCCAGTTGTATTAGCCGCTTCTGCGTCAGAGATTAATTGTTGAGATTCTAAGCCAGTCTTAAATGTATTAGCTTTGGTATTAGCAATGTCGGCAAGAATTTTATCTGGTTGGTAGCCCTCTGTTCTGGTTCTAGCTTTAATATTAGCAATATCAGCATCTCTCTTAGGAGCTTCGAATTGTTCAGCAGCTACTTTCTCAACATCTCTAGCTTGCATTACAACATCTTTTAAGTGACTTGCAGCCTCAGGAGAATATCTGGCTGGAACTGGTGCAACTTCTTTAAATTCTCTTTGGTAGCCTTCTTTCATTCTTTCGTAAGCAGCTTCTCTTTCTGGTTCTGGTTGAGCTAATACTGCATTCATGTATTGAGCAGTCCTTCCTGTTTTGTAAGTGTGATAGTCTTGTAAAGATTTAACAGCCTCTGGCTTAACCATAGCTAATTGTTCCATAGCTTGAGGGCTTCCAGCTACTGCCGCTTTGTATAAAGCATTAGTTTGTGCTTCTAGGGCATACTTGGCTTGATCTTGCCTTGCTAGTCTGCCAATATTAAATCCACTTTCAAAATTAGCGGCTTGTGATTCTGGTTGTCCAAGAGTAAATTGTCCCATTAGAAGCCTCCTCCAGTAGGTGGAGTTGGAGCTGATGGAGCGCCACCGCCGCCAGCCATCATTCCACCAATTCTGTTAAAAGTTCCTCCCCAAATATTGCCTTGATTCATGGCATTTTGAGCGGCAAACATTCCGTGTTGACCTGTATAATCGGCTATTTGTGTTCCCATGCCCATTTCAATATTGCTCATGTTATTGGCGGATTGTTGACCCATTCCAGCTAAGGTCTGAAGTTGATTAATGTAATTACCATATTCATCAGAAGCTATGCCTTGTGAATATTGATTCATTTCCTTCATAGCTCCGCCAGAAAGTAAACCACCTCTAGCTGCTTGAGTAGCTTGTAAGGCATCTTGACCTTGTTGTAAACGAAATTGATAACCAGGGCTTTTTTGGAATAGATCAGATCTTGCTTGGTCGCTTAAAGTTGTTTTATTTCCTTGTGCATCGTATTGAGAGCCAGTTAATAAACCACTTAAAGCATTAAGTCCGCCAGTTCCGCTTTGGTAGTAAGGTTGTTGATAACCAAGAGCGGCCGCCTTACTTCTTCTCATTTCTTCAATAGCAGCATTCATGGCTTTTCTGCCTTTAGACGCAGCCTTATTTCCGAAATAGCTTTGAATTCCTGCTCCTACGAGCATCATTCCGCCGCCAGCCATCATTCCAGATCCTCCTCCTGCTGCTCCTGTTGGTAACATAAATATTAAATAATTAAGTTATTATTTTTTAGGTTTTTCATTTAAAGCCGCCATTGAAATAGCAGTCTTTAATTTGTAGCCTTGGTCTGAAAGAGTTTGCACTCTAGCAGCAGTTCCAGAAGGAAAAGCTTTAAACATTCCTTCCATATTTAATTTGTTTTTTACTGATGAATTTTTCATTTTATTATTTTAAAAAGTTTAGTAATTTATGTAAAGCTTTATTGATCCTCTCTAGTATTTAAAGTTGCTATCGTTTGAGTAGAAGTTCCAGTTGTGGTGGTTGCTGCAACAGTGATTGTTTCGCCCGGCTGGACTGTTACAATATCTTCTAATTGAACTAATATCGTTCCACTTGCTCCAACTGGTACCACTTGAACAATTTGCCCATTATCTGCAATCGTTGCAGTGGTTGCCGCTGTGTCCGTAAAGATGCAAGAATTAGCAGACCAAGAAGTCCAGTTTGGAGTTCCTGCTAGTGTAGCGTTTCGCAACAAATAATAAGTAATAGGTGTTGCGTCATCGTGAGCGCCACCAAAACTTAAAAGATTCACAACTGATTGATTTGCTCTTTCTGTTGTTCCTGCGTGTCCATGTGTATAATCGTTTCTAATAGAGAATAAAGCATAATAAGCCCCAGTAGTTACTGCGGTTGAAACATCGGAAAAACTAGAACGAGGTCCAGTTAATTGAATATCACCTTCAATAAATCCTGCACAAGATGCGGCTTTTACGCTTAAGTCTGTCGTAGAGCCTGCGGAGTAGGCGGTCATTGTAAAAGGAAAGGAAGGTTGCGTTACACTTACTGATGTTCTTGTATTTGGGATTTTAATTGTGTGAACGGTTACGAAATCAGCATTGTTTCCTTCTGGTGGAGTGGCTTCTACTTTAAACACAATTGCGCCAAAACCTAGATATTGAATATCAATTTGGAATACATTTCCTTTAGTAGGGTCAATAGTAACTCCTGAAGCTCCAGTTCCATCTAACTTATCACCGTTCCAAGTGCTTTGAGGGATAAAAGTATCAGTGCTTGAAACACCTTCTAAGGTAGTAGCAAAAGAAGCAGTAACGCCTGCCCCTGTTGCTGTATATGTTCCGCTTTTAACTGCCGCATCATCTGCTAAAAATATCACTGTCGATCCTCTCGCATTGGCTTTCCATCCTGCGTAAGTTCCTGCTGCTATTTTATTTGCAACATCTGTAATTGTGTCACCAGAAAGCACCGCTATATCAACGCCAGTAGCACTGTTTAGAACAATTGAGACATTTCCACTTGTTGCCGTGTGAGCAGATACTGTTAGAGTTCTAATTGCACGAACGCCGCCAGTTGTGTGGAAAATACCGAACTCTTGGCTAGTTAATCCTGCTGCTGCCAAATGAGTATAGCCAAAGTAAAAACCTGATTCTGCTGTGCCTAGTCCTGCGATTAAATAAGCACTATCGGCACGAGTGGGAAATAAAGCTGTAAATCTTCCGACTACGCCTTGACCAGCTCTATATCTTAAACGCTTTCTAGTTTGTAGTGTAGCGAAGGAATAGGAAGTTGTGCCAGTGCTTACAGTGAATAAATTGTTTGTTCCTGCTGTGCTTGCAGAATTTGCACCAGCAATTGCCCTGCCTGTAGTTGGTACCATCTCAGCAAGATTAATACCGTAGACGGAGTCTAGTTGGAATACTGGAGTTAATGATTCGGTGTGGACTGATCCAAAAGGAAGTCTTGGAGCGTGGATTGCTACTTCTAAATGACCCTCAGCTGTTGAAGCTAAAGAAACTGGATTACCAGAATCGTTTAATATTGGAGTTGGATTTATAGTACTTATTGACATATTTTACAAATCGTTAGGCGAAGGTGTATTAAAAGTATCAGTATCAGCATCAGGTCTTGCTATTGGTACTGAAATATCCTCTTGAGTATTTGGTGGTATTAAATACTCAGGATAAGGATCACGAGCGTTTTTCCACACTAGCAATCCATTCCATTCAACTTCACATTGTGAGCGATAAAGCTTTTTACCAGTTCTGTCGCAAATTACTCTATATTCTTTACCTTTAGACATATCTTTCAGTTATGTTGTATTGTATTGTTGCACCAGAGCTGTAAGAGTTAACTACTAGTCTTGTAGCAATAATTGCAGTAAAATAGTTTCCGTTAGCATTAGCCGTAGCAGTTACTAATGTTGTATCATCGTTATCCATCCAATTAATAGATGATCTAGTTAATGTTTGAATATTGTTAAAAGTTTGCTGCACTGTGTAATCAATAGTTCCTGTTACTATTATATTTAGTCCAACAACGCCACCATTTCTATCAACTCCAATAGTAGGGGAGATAAACTCATCAACCCAGCCAATATCCATAGTGTCAGCTCCGATAGTAGAGGAAGGAGTAACTGAGGTAAGAGTTTTGAAATAGCCAGTGGTTTCTACGGTAGCAGAACCAGCAGGCATTGCGATTGTTTCGGTTAAAGCGTGACCATCAACATCAGTCCCTACGAAAGTAGCGGTTTTAGCTGAGTGGTTAGTTGCTGAATCGTTTTTTAAACTTACTTGATGAGCTAAAGCATCTGTGCAAGCCGTAGCCGTTAATGTCCAAGTAGCGCCTGTGACATTACTTGCAAAACCAGTTAAACTTGCATCTGCTGGTGTGAATGTGTATCTAATTGGTAGCATATTTATTAATTAAATAAGGGGGGCTATTAACCCCCCAAGATTATTATCTTTCTTTAGAAACAAAAATGTAGTCAATAGACATAGTTTTTGCAACAGCTTCACCATTTTGCAAAGCAACAGAAACAGTTAATTCAGTAGTAGGTAGATTAGTTACAACACTTCTTCCTAAGTATGTAGGATTTAAAGTATCAGTACCTAAGTAATAATTTACATAACTTACACCATCATAATAAAAAGCAAAAGTGTAGTAAGTGTCATTAGACAAAGTAGCGATTGCACTAGTAGTTGTAGCAGTGCTTGAGGCAATTACTTTAAGAACAACAGTAGCAGCGCCATCAGCCTTTAAGAAGTAAACGCCATCAGAAACAGCCAAAGGAGTTGTATCGGTAATTTGAAGACCAATAACGAAATCGCTTTGAGTTGCATCAGATACTTTTAATCTAGCTTTAAAGTAGCTTTGTTTACCAGCAGTGAAAGTGAAAGACTCACCCTTCTTTTGAAGAGCAACCAAATCATCATCAGCAGCAGTATTAGTAATTAAGAGAACGCCACCATCAGCATCAGTAAGAGCTTGAGTTGCGCCAGAGTCAGTTTCAGTTACAGTCCAATCACCAGCAACATAAGTGTCGAAGTCATTGAAGTAAGTGTGAACAGTAGTTGGATCTAATTGAGTCAATGACCCTAAAGCATTTTGTGCTGTGTTATTAGTCAAACCATTTGGAAAATTTGTAGTACCCATAGTTTTATAAGATTTTATGCTAGGGGGAATTTCACCCCCTTTTACCCAATAGGAACAATATTAATAATTAGATGTTACCGCAACCTACAAGTCCTCTCCAGTCAGTCCATAAGAAACTGTTTCTGAAGAATATTTTGTATTTACTAACTTCTGCGTCATAAGCTGAATCCATAGAAAACTCTGGAGCAGTTCTGTCGAAGTATTTCAAACCATCAGGACAATCAGTTAAGATGTAGTACATGGTAGTTGAAGTTAAGTATTTGTTAACAACAAAACCTTCGTCGAAATCACCAAGAGTCATGATTGCATTCAAGTCATTGTTAGCAGTAGCAGTTCTTAAAGGTGAACGAGTAATTCTTTCTGCTTGGTGTTTCAAAGCAGTAGGAACAACTAACTTCTTAGTATTGATATTAGCAATGTTGCCATTGTAATCTTTCATATTAAGAGCAAGTACATTCAAATCTTCAAGAGAAGCTTCAGACATAGCAACTTGGTTAGCAAGAGTATTAGCTTGGTTACCAACTTTGGTTGGGTGAGAAAGAGAAATTAATTCTACTCCATCGCCACCAACATAAGAAGAGTTGTAAGCACGGTTGAAGATATTAGCTCCTTGGTACTCATTAGTTCTTTTAGCGGCAGTAGCTAATTGACCCATGTATTTTTTCATTAAGTCAATTTCCTTACCGTCGTCTTTAGCTTCTTTACTAATCTGGAATCCACCACCAAATGAATTGTGAGTGTAAGTAGTAGTAAATTGTTGAGACGCAGATTGGTAAGTGATATTTTGAGCTTCTGGTTTAGCTGGAATAACAGTGAAGTTATCAGTTAAAACATCAAGTTCAAATGCTCTTTCAGAAGATAATCTTTCGAAAAGAGGAGCCCATTGATCAGGGCCCATATCAAGTTCGCCGTAAAATTTAGTTGCGTAATTCTTAATTGTTCCTACTGGAAAACTAGAATTTAAGATAATAGTAGTCATATTTAGATTCTTTTATAATTAATAATTATTGACCAACAACGATGTTAGCGTCAGTGTGATTGTTGATTTTAACCAACCATTCAGCAGCAAGAGCTAATTCGTTTCCAGTTCTGTTGTTTAATCCAAGAATTTTTACTTGGAAAGTAGCATCAGTAGCAGGAGTTGAAGTATCAAGAGTAGTTGAATCTAAACCAGTTGTAGCATTAACAGTTCCAACGGTTAAGTTAGCATTTAAACCAACATCAGTAACAGCTAAAAGATTAGCGCCGTCATCAATGATAGTGAATTTTTGGTCTACATGATCTGCAACAAAAGCAACTCTTTCAGTAGAGGCAGCGTTGTAGTTAGCTCTAAATAAGTTAGTTGGAATAAGTCCAAAACCAACAATTGAACCAGTCAATTTATTAGTATCGCCAGAAGTAGCTACAGCAATAGATGCAAGAGATCCAGCAGGATAAGCTTGACCATTGATTGTAGTAGCAGTATTAGAAGTTCCGCTTCTGCGAACTGGAGTATTAACACCCAAAGAAGCAAGAGACGCAGGAACATAATAAGGATTAACGGAAAGGATTCCGCTGTTGCTGCATGGTTTTAAACCGTAAGCAGTTGTAGTATTAGCCATATAAATTTATGTTTTTGATTGAAGAAAATTACCAATTCTTCTTACTCATCAGAAGGGAGCATCAGGGAAAGCATTAAATCATATTCTTTTTGCTAAAGTGAAAAAGAATAAAAACCTAAAAAATCAATTAAGAATATTTTGGAGAATGAGATCTTACTCCCATTTTCATTTGATCTGTGGCGTATAAACCATTTCCGCCGCCATCAACAACTTTGTTAGGATTTAATTGCATTTCTTGCTCATGTGCAGAAATAGCATTTTGTCTTATCCTTTCGATTTCTTTATACTTACTAATTGGAATCCTAAAGCAATAACTCATATAAGCTGAGCCATCTGGTCTATAACCAGAATGCGTTGGGATTGCATTTTCATATCCAGAAACATTATTATCTACGAATTCGTATCCTTGAGATATCATATCTGATATTTGATGAGGTTTCTCATCGGTTTGCCAGTATATATGATAGTCTTTTAAAATACTTTCATCGGTGACATAAGGAATCCTAGACGGAGTCTTATTAAGGAAATCGGCGTGTTTTTTTGGTTTAGGAATTTTATATTTACCATCTGGAGAAGTAGTAAACTCGGAATCATCGTTTTTTACCTCTAAAACCTTTTTAGGCTTTACGGACTTTTTAAATTCTAAAGTAGAAACACTAGATAAATCATCTGTTAAATCACTAACGATATTAGATATATCTTGGTCAATTTGGTTGTCAAGTGTTTTTGTCATATTGTCTTATTTTAAGTTATTGTTACAAAATTTAATATAATCAGCTTCGCTTTTAAATACTCCAGTTCTAATCATTTGTCTTACTTGAAGCTTTTCAGAATCTTTTAGAGATGCAAAGGTTAGTTCTGTTTTTTTATTAGCTGTGAAGCTTCCAGCATTCTTAGCTGGTAAAACTGCTGGCTTAGCTGTTTCAGTAAAAGTATTAAACTTTTCAGGAAAAGAAACTTTAGCTGATTGAGTAATTACATTTAATCTTTGAGAAAGGTTTAATTCTGGTCTAGTCTTTTGCAAGATTTGTTCTTGAGCAATGGCAAACTCCGTCATTGCTGGATCTTTTCTAAACCAATCATTATGAACATTCCACTCTACTACCTCTGGTGCGATGTCTGTTTGAGCAGGAGGAGCTTCCGGTTCTTTTAGTTTTAAGATCTGTCTTTGAGTTTCTTGCTTCTTTGCCATCAAGGCGTCGTAAGCGTCAAAATCTCCGTATTCACGAGCTTGCTTAATTTGATCGTCAATGGTTTTTTCTTCGCTTTGCATTGATCTTTCAAAAGTCATTTTAGATATTTCTAAAAGCTTTCTATTCTCACGCTTCATTTCCTCCATCTCTTTTGTTAGAGTTTGAAGTCTTTCATTCATTACTGGAGCGTTTCCTCTAATAGTGTCGGTAAACTCTTCGTAGTCTTTGAAAGCTCTAGGCGTGCCATCTTTATTTTTGCCACCATCTAGGATTTGTGGAGACCAGCCTTGCTTGAGAGCAAATAATTTTTTCTCATTTCCGTCTAGTTCTGCCTCTTCGGTGAGTTTCTTAATTACAGCATTTCTTATTTCTGATCTCTTTTCTTTAGGAACTTTAGAAAAGGTTATTTTCTTTTCTTCAAGAGCTTGAGAAACGGCGTCAATATCATTTAGGTCGGGTAATTCTACCTCGACTTCAATTGGTTCTATTATTTCATTTTCCATAATTAATTAGTTTGATTTATAAATTGCACGGATTTCTTTCCAAGTAAGAATGCGGTAGAATTGGTCATCGTCGCCATAGATATTCATGCCAGCGTAAGGCTTAAATACAATAGTGTCTCCAAGTTTAGGAGCGTCTTTAATGTTAGGAAAGACATTTTCACCCATACCAACCACAATTCCAACTGTTGATTGGAAAGCCTCTGATTCTATCTTTGAAAAAGGAATAAGAAGGGAAAAGGGAGAGTCTTTCTTTTTAAAACATGGCTTGCCAGTAGTATCTAGATCTTGTGTAATCTCTAATCCTTCTGTTGGCTTACTGATAAGAACTATTAGCTCTTCATTAATTGGGTGGAAATTTGAGTTATTTGTCATCTTCAACCTCCTTGTAACTTTCTATTGCGTCAATAGATGCTTGAAGACTTTGGCAAATTCCTATTGTTCTTTGGATTGATTCTTGAGATGCGTGGTAGTTACTGCCTAGTTGTTCTAGGTAATAAGCTCTTTTAGCAATTAATGCTTCGACAAAATGTTTAGTAGCGGGATTGAAAGCCCACTCCTTGAAGTCCGTTCTAGTTAAATCATTCATAATAAATCAAATTAGTTAATAACGACTAGGCGAGAGTAAATTTTAAAATTACCATCTTCTAGTTTTTCTACTTGAGGCTCAACCCTCCAAATCAAATGACCTTCTTTCTTAGATAAATAAGAAAATAAATCGTAATACAGAAAATCATTTAATGCTTGATCTGCATTATCTGCCAATCTGTATTCAAAAAATTGACCTTCTTCCTTTATGCCGCCAGATACTAAAATATCAAATTTTAAAGACTTATCTTTTGAATTTGATACACTCTTAATATTAAAAACTGATTTAATTGTTTTATTTAATCCATCTCTTTTAGATAGGCATTTAAATCTATCTCTTAAATCAAGTGCGTGCATAGTAAATCAACTTAGTTAATCAAGTGCCTCTCTTTTTTAAGGTGAGGCGGTAAAACAAAAGGTTGTTATTCTGGCTCTGTTGTAACCTGTGCTTGTTGCCCAATATCCGCCTTTTGTGTCTTTAAATCCTTCTTATACTGTCTGTCTAACTCTTTTTGAGTATGATCATGACCCATCTTGTTTAGATTTTGCATGTGTTGATGACCCATCTTAGTTATTTCTAACTTAAGCTTTTCAGCTTCTAAAGAATGCTTCAATTCAGCTGCTTGCAATCTACCCTCAACTTCCATTTTCTTGGTTTGTTGATCTAGTTGATTATCTAAAACTTTAATACCTTCGGTTTGTTCTTTTAACTCAGTTTCTTTTACAAGTTTCCCAGCAGTGGCAAGATTAACCATTGCTTGAGTTTTAATAGATTCAGCCTCAGCATTGAGTTTTACAATTTCAGCTTCGATTTTTTGAAGATCTCCAAATGATTTTTGATAATTAGCCTCAGATGTTGCTTGGATCTTAGCCATCTCAGTTTGTTGTTTTAATTGTTCAACTTCCATTAATGGATTAGCTTGAGGTGCTGGCATTACAACTAACTTATCAATATTTTCAGCATTAGCAGCACTAAAGATTCTCTTTCTTAATTCAATTGGATCGATAAATGGATCATTTAAGAAGCTAGAATAGAATTGTGACATTGCCATTCTTTGATAATTTGTAACAGCAGCAACATCAGCAACTGGGCAAATATCGTAACCCTTCTTATTAAAATCGCTTTTAACATCAACTTCTAATACTGGCTCATCTAAGATTTCGGCGTATTGTTCGTTGGTTAAATGTTTAGAGTTTAAGTTGTATAAAAGTCTAAATTCATCTTTTTCGGCTTTGTAAATTCTTTTGTAAATTGATCTAAATTGCTTCAGTCCTTGCTCTACCATTGAAATCATGGTGGTTGCTTGAATGTTGCCAGCATTTTCTCCAGAAAGAATATCAGAAAGCATTCCTAAACCTCTACCAGCTTCAATCAAAGATCCAAGTAATGAGAATAACACAGACGAAGGCTGAGGGTGAGGAATTGGAACAATGCCACCTCTTAAATCTTCGCTTGCCACATCTACAATCTTCCATTCTCCCGGAGCAAGTGCTACTCTACCAGCTTTAGTTTTACCAAAACCTTTAGAAATAAAGCCGCCGCCAGTATTAGCTAAATGTCCAGCATCAACTAATTGATTTAATGTTGTATTGATTGCATTGTTTGAGTTTAAAAGTAAGTGGCCTAAACTTAGAGAAAAGAAAGATCCATCTAACGAAGGGATAAAAGGATAGTGAATAAAATATTTTTGCGCTTCAATGCTTCTAATTTGTTTCTTTGAGTTGTATTTGATTGACTCTTTGTCAAAGCGTTTAACTATACGAATTACCTTTGCACTCGCAGAGTGAGCAGTGATAATGTAAGGCTCTGGGAATCCGTCATCATCAAGATCTAGCCATGTGTGCTGCTCTAGGAATACATGTAATTTAGTGTTAGTAGATGTCTGGGTTGTTAAGTGCATATCAGTACTAACTTGCTGAGATGTATTAGTTGACTGATCATCGCCATCTTCATAATCATAGTCGAAGTCGCAAAACATCTCGCTTCTAATGCGTTGCATTATTTCTTGTGGGTATAATTCTATAATGTGAGTTACAATAGCAGAATCAATATCTCTTGCGCCGTTATTAATGATTAACTTATCAGGAAAGATTAGCTCATCAATTGACTTTTCTGTAATTGGATCGTAATAAATTTTTTTGTACATATCACCAACGCAAGGCAAGCAATGTACTAATTTATCAGTGTCTTTTTCCCACCAAGTTTGCTCTTCTATTAGTTGGAAGTTCATAACAGTAGAGATTCTATCACCTCTTTGTTTCTTAACGCCTACATTTTCCATGATAGGTTTTCCAGCTTGTGGATCTTGAATAGGGTTGCCATTCTCATCTTCTTTTGGATAGAACATTGGAGTTCCATCAGCATCATCCATTTGTTGGCCGTCATCTTTGCCAATTATCTTAGCCTTAACAACTTGGCCATCTTTAATGATCTCGGGGTAGCAAGTGGCGCCAAACTCAATACAAGCGTTAGCAATTAAAGGATAAATGATATTAGAAGCGCCATTCCAAGGATAAGTCTTTTGCTCTGAAATAATCATTGCAAGTTTCATTATCTCTTGAAGCTCTTTCATTCTTGAAGCGCAAGAAGATAGATCGTTGTTGTAATCTGCAAAGACTTGTTGTGAAATTTTAGTTAATTCATCTTCATCTAAAATATCGCAAAGATTATCAGCTTTAAGAATCTCTTCAATGGTTAGTTTATCTTCGTTGATTTCTGAGGATTCTTCTATATCTAATTCTAATTTCTTTTGCATTAATAGCCGGTCGTTGAGTTACGAGTTTGATCGTCAAGTTTATTAAAACTATCCTCATAATCATCGAGGGGCGGAAGCGGGAAGCTTACTTTTAAGTCATCATCTTTAATTCTTGCTAGAGCGTCTAACATGTCATCATGTTGAGATGTTGGAAAACATAGATATTCTTCTTTAATAAATATGTCAACTAAATTTTGCAACTTGCCTTCGTAGTTTGTTTTCATGATCTGTCTTGGGACATAAATTCTTTGATTCTCGAAATCAGGCACTAACTTTCCAATCCTATCAATCTTTGACTTTAAGCCGCCAAGCTCTCTAATTATGAAATGATAGTTCAACTCATCTTGCTTTTCTCTTATATGTTCAATATCCGCTTGCATGCCGTATTGTTCGTAGCCAACATGAATTAAACCTTTGCTGTAATATTGTTTTACAAGTTTAAATAAAGCTTCCGTGCGTTCCTTTAGGTTTAAACGGTCTCGGATAATATCAATTACATAGTAGTTTTGATCATCACAAGCGGCCACAACAAACATTACCGTATAGTCGCTGCTTTTCTTCTTTGAGTTAGCAGGATCAACAATAATATAAATGTTTCCTGTGTAATGTTTTGCCCAGCCACCATAATATTTAAGCCAACTCTCTTTAAAGTTTTGAAGTGAAGAGGCTACGGGATTAAGTAATATTTGACATGAGAAAATGTATGGGCCTTGTTTGATTGCCTTCAACTCTAGTTCTTTCTTGGTTAATAGCGGGGCTTCAGCGTCAGAGGCAATAGGCCACTTACCTTCATAAGTGCCGGCATATTTTCTGAGTTTGTAAACACCAGTTCTAATCACTTCGTTCAATGTGTCGTTAGCGTGGTAGAATGTTCCAACTATTCTATAAATCCCGCCCCTCGTTCCAATATTATCTGACAGTCCAAAAGCAGCAGTTGTTTTTTGGATCATTTCGGGCGTGGTGACTGAATCTTGAGTTACAATATCATCATAAGCTAATTCAAAGAAATGCTTTCCAGTTGGTTGGCCGTCGATTAATCCCCAAGCTTCTATTGTTTGTTCTTTGTAAACTGATTTACGCTTTACACAAATCCCTTCGTCTTCGCTCCACTTCTTACTTTCAGCTTTAGGATTTTGATAGAGAATATCAGGAAATAAAGATTTGAGTAGTTGATTGTCTTCAAAGGTTTGTTTGATTTCTCGCAAGAAGCCTTTGGCTAAAGGTCTTGTTACTGAAAGAATCCCTATTGTTGTTTCTCTTGGCCACTCTGGCAATGGATCATCGCCGTGACTAGCGAGAATGTTTTGAATACTTTTGCCGTAAGTTAGTAAAGTGCTTTTGAAATGCTCTCTACTCCAAATATCTAATGTGTTTTGAAAGTCGCTCTCTACTTCTTTACATCTATCTAAAATCCATTGCTTGGCAACATAATGCTTGCCACAAGCGTACCATAAAAGCCAAAATAGATCTGTTCTACAAAGCAATCTATTGAACTGAACTTTTCCTTGCGGGTCTTCAAACGAAGTAAAGCGTGAAGCAAAGTCTTGGTATTCTTGTATTGTTGTATAGTGTTTTAATGGCGATTGCGTTATAATCATTTATTTTAAATTGTGGTGCTACTCGTCGGATTCGAACTGACGACCTACTGTTTACAAGACAGTTGCTCTACCAACTGAGCTAGAGTAGCTAAAGTTTAAATCATTATTCTCTTTTATAAGAATCTATTATTTTAATTTCTAGAATTTTAGTTTGATTCGGTATTTTTCTATTTTGTTGGAAATTTAAAAATTCAGCAGCTTCATCTTCAGAGAAATCTTCTTGATATTGAAAGTAATCTTTGCCAACGGCTATTTTTTTAAAGTCAAAAATATCTCTACCTCCGAACTCTTCCCATTTAATTTTTATTTTGGCCATATTAAACAATAATTTTAGGCTTCTTGTTAATAATCTTTGAATCAACTTCAACTTGAGCGCCAATTCTTAATTTATCTTGCGAGCAGTGAACGCCCATTTGATGAATGAATGAAGCAACGCCCAATAATTCGCTTGAAGTGTCATATTTAGCTTTCTTAAATACAAGATCAAAGCAATCTAGTTCTTTGTTGTGAGTAATCTTGAATAAATCGTTATCTTGTTCTGTTATTTTGTTTGTCATTTTATGTTTAAAAAAAGTTGTCTCCACCCTGTGGACGAATGGCATTTAAGCCAGCAAAATCAAGGCTCCAGTTTTTTTGTTAAATTGCACTTTTAGCCCTCTATTTTGCAGTAAATTATTAGTAATCATATTAAATCGTTAATTTTAGCTTTAATTGCGGGTTGATTTCTTGGTGTGACATTGATTAATTTATCCAAAGCTTTATTACTTAATTCAGCGGCTTGCGTGAATAAGTTGATTTGCGTATTACCTTCAGTTGATTTGCTGCCAAGGCTTAGAGTTTCTCTTATTTCTTTCGCAGCTTGTAATTGTACTTGCTCGCTTTCAGCACTTAGCGAAAGTCTGTAAACATTATCTAGAACCTTACTTATTTTGGGCTTTCCTTTTCCTTCGTCTTGTTGTGAGAAGTGATTGCGCGCGTAATCTGCAAACTGTTGTTCTTTGTGCCAAATATCAATTGATGCTTTCTGTTTTAGCAACTCTTTTTCTTTACTCATTTTACATTCCTAAAATTTTGCATTTATCATCGAATTCTTTCTTATAAAGTTTAAACAATTCTTCTCTCAAATTAGACAATCTAAAAAGTGGCATTCTTCCCTTATTTTCCCATCTATTTAATGTATTGTGGGAAACATCGCAAAGCCGTGCGAAGTCTCCTTTCGTAACCCTTAGCTTATCAATTAAATCATAAGCAACTTCTATGCCTACAAAGTCGCAATGGTTATTACTCATGAATTACTCCCCATACCCATAATGACTAGCGGCCTCTTATGCAGCCAGAATAAATAGGTTGGCAATTGCCTCGATAATCGCAATGATTAACGGGTGGGCAGTATGTATTATCGTAAACATAAGCAGCTCTTACGGTTTTTGGAATAACTAACGAGGATAGTAATAAAGTTAAAATAAAATATTTCATAATTAATTAATTGTTAAATAACTAGTAAAAAATAAAAAACTACTCATGATAGTAGCTCCGCTTATAAACTCTCCAAGCTGAGTTGGACTTCTTATAAATCTTGGCATTTTCTCAAGGTTTATTTTCCAGCCTAACTCGTAAATATAGCCAAACAAATAGCCGGTTGGCATTATTAATAATAGCGGCCAGAAATTAAATTGCCATTGTTTTATGTGAAATAAAAACACTAGCGGGGCGAAAATAGTAATATTCAAGCCTCTAATATTCATTGCAAATCGCTCATATTTAACGCGCCAAGAATAAGGCTTAACCTCGCCAGTTGGTGACATTTCAATATTGAATCTCTTCTCTAACTTCCAAGAACATTTCAAGACTTGATTCATTGCTATACTCTAATTGATTTAGAGTTGCTAGTAAGTTGATTGCTTTTGTTTTTACTATATTTTCTTTTGACATTTTAAAGAGTGATTAAGG